GGCGCGGGATCATAGAGCAGGTCAACATCCCGCGCCGCACCGTGCGCGACCCGGTGACGCTGCAACCCCGCGACCTGCCCGCCGGGCTGGACCCGGCGTGGTCCTCAAACCCCGGAAAGGACCGGCTGCGCAACGCCGAGGCGTTTCTGGAGGGGCGGCTGGCGGCGCTGGCGCGCAGGCCGGGGCCGGACGCGAGCCCGCGCGCGCGGGCGCTGGCGGATGAGCTGGGCCCGGCGATGACGCGGGCGGCGGCGCGCGACGTGGCGCTGAGCTGGCGGGTGCAGCGTCTGCCGGAAGGGCCGAAGACTGCGCGGGCGCCGGTGGCGATGGCGCCCGCGCCCATCGCCGAGAACCTTGGCGCGGGGTCGCGGGTCGTGTCGCTCAGCGGCGCCTCGGCGGCCAAGGTGATCGGCAAGCATGGCGTCACGGGCGAGGATCTCGCGCGCCTCACCGGCCTGCTGGAGCAAGGACCGCTGTTCAGGCTGCCCGCCGACGACAGGAACCCGGAGCGCTATGTCGCACTCGACGTCGCGGACCGGCCGAAAGACCGGCCGATGATCTTCGTCGTGAAAGCCGCGAACGAGGGCGACGGGCTGTTTGTCACCAGCATTCACCCGGCATCCACCAACGGCCAGGTGTGGAAGTTCTTCGAGAAAGGATCGCTGGCCCGCGACACTGCGGCGTTCAAGTTGTGGCGCGCCCAGCACCCGAACCGGCGGCAATGAGGGGAGCGAGGCGCAGTCCGGGTCCTAACCCCCGAAAGCCCGCAGCTTGGCGCTGCGGCTTGCGCGTAGGAAATTGTGCTCCCGCGCCTCGAACAAAGTCATAGCATGATGGCGACCCGCGCGCCAGCCGGGTGGAGGGCGCATCTCCGGGGTCGTAACCCCCCGACGGCACATGACCGGTGATACGGATGACTGAGATGCACCGCGAAGATACGCCTGCCGCCGCCCCCCGCAAGCGCCATGCAAATTTGCACGCTTTCCGCGCCTGTCCAGGCCGCTTTTCGCCGCCGCCGCGCCCCGCGCGCGGCCCCTGCGCCGCAACCCCGATTAAAACCGCGATTAACGCAATTAAAAACGGCCACCTCGGGTTTTCGGGTATGATCGGGGCCTGAGCGGAGAAGCGGCCTCAGCGGGGCTTAAAACCGCCAGAACGCAGGGAGCGCCCCCCCGACGCCTGTCGGGCTGCCGCGCCGCCCTTGCATCCGCGATGATGCCCGGCATGGACACCAGCCTATCACAGCTTCTGAACGCCGCAATCGCGGAGCGCGCCGAGACGCCGGAGGCGGTGCGCGCGCTGATCGGGCGGATGGCGCGCGCGGCGGACATCCAGCCCGACACCGTGCGCCAGATCCTGCGCGGCGAGATCGAGACGCCGCCGCGCCACAGGCTGTCCGGGTTCGCGCAGGTTCTGAACCTGCGGCTGGACGATCTGTTGAGCGTCGTCGATCGCGAGGATGCCGACCTTGAAGCCGCCGCGCGCGCGGTGCAGCAGGGCGCCGGGCTGGCGCTGGCCGCCGAAGACGGCGCGGCGCCGGCGTGGGTGCAGCTGACGCCGGGATCGGCGATGGCGGCGCGCGACGGGCGGTTCTGGCGGCTGAGCAGCCCCGACGCGGTGATCGCGGCGTTCCGCGCGCATGGCGCCGACCTGCCGGTGGACATGGAGCACGCCACCCAGATCAGGGGCGCGAGCGGCGAGGCGGCCCCGGCCGTCGGCTGGATCAAGGAGATCGTGGCGCGCGCCGCAGGTGGCGCCAGCGACGCGGGCGCGGCGCTGTGGGCGCGGGTCGAGTGGCTCGACGCCGGGCGCAAGGCGGTCGCCTCGCGCGCCTATCGTTACATCAGCCCCGCCTTCACCTGGGACAAGGCGACCGGCGAGGTGACCGCCATCGTGTCGGCGGCGCTGACCAACACCCCCGCATTGAGAATGGCGGCGCTGAGCCGCGCTGAAAAGGAGACCCCGATGGACCTTTCGCGCCTCGCGAAGGCGGCGGACCTGCCGGAGACGGCGAGCCTGCCCGAGATCGAAGTGGCGGTCTGCGCCATGAAGCAGATGCGCGGCCGCGCCGACGCGCCCGACATGGCGAAGTTCGCGCCGCGCGCCGACGTCGAGCAGGCGCTGGCGCGGGCGCAGGCCGCCGAAGCCGCGCTGAAGGCGCGCGACGACGCGGACCTGACCGCGCGCATCGCCGCCGCCGTGGACGGCGCGGTCGAGGCCGGCAAGATCGCCCCCGCCGCGCGCGGCTTCTACGTGGACGCCTGCCGCGCCGAGGGCGGCGTGGAGAAGTTCGCGGCGATGGTCGCGGCGTCGCCCGCGCTGGTGGCGCCCGCGACGCCGGCGGCGAAGCCGGACGGCGGCGGGGGCTTCGGCGCGCTGACGGCCGAGGATCTGGCGGTCTGCGCCGCGCTGGGCATCGACAAGGCTGACTTTGCGAAACTCAAAGGGGAGGCCGCCTGATGGCCGCTATCACGCCCGCGCTGATCACGGCGCTGCACACCGGCTTTCGCCGCGAGTTCCAGGCCGGCCAGGCGAAAGCCGCGCCGATCTGGGACCGGGTCGCGACCGCCGTGCCCTCGACCGACGCCAAGAACACCTACGGCTGGCTGGGCCAGTTCCCGCAGATGCGCGAATGGATCGGCGACCGTGTGGTCAAGGACATGAAGGCGCACGCCTACGAGATCGAGAACAAGGCCTACGAGGCCACGGTCGGCATCGACCGCGACGCCATCGAGGACGACCGCTTCGGCACCTATGGGCCGATGTTTCAGGAGATGGGCTACGCCGCCGCCACCCAGATCGACCTGGCGCTGTGGCCGATGATCAAGGCGGGCGACAGCGCGCTGGCCTATGACGGCCAGTTCTTCTTCGACATCGACCACCCGGTCGCCGCCAACCATGACGGCACCGGCGCGGTCACCTCGGTCTCGAACCTGACCGCCGGGGCCGGCCCGGCCTGGTTCGTGCTGGCCACCGACCGGCCGCTGAAGCCGTTCATCGTGCAGCAGCGCCGCGCCGCCGACCTGATCACCAAGTTCAACCCGCGCGACAGCGACCAGGTGTTCATGTCGAAGCGTTTCCTGTGGGGCGTTGACATGCGCTTCGCCACCGGCTTCGGCCTGTGGCAGTTCGCCCATATGAGCAAGGCGGCGCTGACCTCCGACAGCCTGTTCACGGTGATCGAGGCGATGATGAGCGTCAAGGCCGACGGCGGCCGCCCGCTGGGCGTGACGCCCAACCTGCTGGTGGTGCCGCCCGCGCTGGAGGCGGAGGCGACCAAGACGGTCAAGGTGATGATGACCGACGGCGGCGCCTCGAACCCGACCTATCAGCGGCTCGACGTCCTCACCACGCCGTGGCTGGCGTGAGCGGGGGCGCCGGCGTGATGGGCGCGCTGCGCATCAAGAGCCTGCGCGACGGCTTTCGCCGCGCGGGCGTCGCCCACCCCGCCGACTGGGTGACGCACCCGGTGGGCGCCTTCGACGCCGCCCAGATCGCGGCGCTGCGCGCCGAGGCGATGCTGGTCGTCGAGGACGTCACGCCGCCCGAGAAGGCGCCAGAAAAGGCGCCCGAGAAGGCTGCGGCGAAGGGGCGCTAAAGCCCGCCGCGCCGCCTGCGCGCGCCCCCTGCCGGGGCGCGCGCTTTTCCCTGACCCCCGCTGACGGGACGCGCCATGCCCTACGCCACCCAGGCCGACATCGAGGCGCTGTATGGCGCCGACGCGCTGACCGGCGTCGCCGACCGCGACGGCGACGGCGTGGCGGACGCGGGCGCGGTGGCGGCGGCGCTGGTCCGCGCCTCCGACGAGATCGACCTGCATGTCGGCGCCGCCTACGCCCTGCCGCTGGCGGCGACGCCGCCGCAGCTGGTGCAGCTGGCCTGCGACATCGCGCTCTACCGGCTGGCGCTGGACGGCGGCGTGCGCACCGACGAGCACCGCACCCGCTATGACGACGCGGTGGCGGTGCTGAAGCGCATCGCCGACGGCAAGGCGCGCCTGAGCTTTCCGGCCGACCCAGGCGCGCCGCCGCCCGACCCGGATGATCCGTTCTCCGGGCAGGGTCCGCGCCCGGTGGTCGTCGCCGGGCCGCCGCGGCTGTTCTCGCGCGAGACGCTGAGGGACCTGTGATGGAGGGCTTTGCGTCATGACCGCCGTCGCGCTCGACATCGACACCGCGCCGCTGCGCGCCGCCATCGCGCGGTTCGAAGGCCTGCGCGCGCATGACCCGGCGCTGCTCGAAATTCTCGGCGCCGTCGCCGAGGGCGGCGCCCGGCGGCGCATCCAGGACGAGA